GCTGGCGCTATAGCGTCTAGAACTGCCATGAATGTTGGTCAGTTCCTTGACTTAGCAAACATGGTGTTCAGCAACTTGAACCTACTTCGCCTTGCATACATACCTAAGAACTCAATGGTAGACCCATTTGCTCGTGCAAGCATGGCTCTTGAGTCAATGGAACTTGTAAAGAATGCAGTCCCTGGCGTAGATAATATTGTTTACAACACTGGTCTTCTTAAGGAATCTGCAAAGAAATGGATTCCAGGTAGCCCTGCAGCTAACGCTCGTAAGCAAGCTAAGGCTGCACAGTTTCGTGTAGAAAAGTATCGAGCAGACCTAGAGCCAAAGATTACTGCACATCAAAAGGCAGAAGTCTTATATGATGACTTAAACAAGTCATTGACAAAGATGACCGCAGCCCGCGACAAGGCTAAAGCTAAAGCCATGAAAAGCGACGATGTTGCAGTCCAGAACAAGTACTACGAACTTGAAGATAAACTTACTGAACTGCAGACTAAGGTAGATGACGCATTTGATGAGATGAGCCGTCTTGGTGATTACATCAATGGTATTGCTAAGCTTATCCAGCGTGAACGCAAGGATTGGTCAGAGTTTGCTAATGCTCAGGGTGACCTAAGACAAAAGAAACTTCTCGGTCAAGAAGCCGAAGTTCTTGAAGTCAATGGTCAGACCTACACCATTCAGGGTCTTGCAGACCCTAACGTTCGTGGTGCTGGCGCATACATGTCAGAGATTGACACTGCTTCTAACTTTTATTCAGCATCAATGCAGTCAGAGATTTCACGTAGACTTCGCGCTGATGGTGCTCGTTTCGTAAAGATTCCACGTAAGAATCGTGAAGAGTACATGAATGCATTGGCACATATTGCCAACCGTCAGATTCGCAACGAACTTGACCTACCAGTTGGCTGGTTAATGAAGGGCGAAAAGTCCAATGCTGAAGTTCTAGAATGGCTATATAGCCCAGCAGGTAAAGAGTACAGACTCCGTATTGAAGAGCGCTACGGCGATGATATGGGAGCTTGGGTTTCTGAAACAAGGGAAAAGCTTTATGCAATGTACCCTGACGAGCAACTACGAAAGATTATCGTAGAACGTCCAGTAACCTACCAAGAAGTGGACTCAATGCTCTATGGTCGAACAGACCTACTCAAAGAGATTGACGGACCAAGCCTTAAGCTTTCTGACTTAACTGGCTCAGAGCGTGTTCTTGCTCGCGTCGGTGGGGCAACAGATGCAGCATGGAAAGTTCTTTCTATGACTGAAACCCGACTAGTGCGTAACCCATTGTTCTTGTCTTATGCTCGCGATGAAATGAAGGTGCTGATTAACGCAGCACAACGTTCAGGTATTGACGTAACAGATGCTGTGGTCAATAACGAAATTCGTCAAGTTGCATATCGTAAGGCGCTATCACGAGTAGAAGAAACTCTTTACTCATCACGCCGTCTTACCAATGGTATGTACACAGCACGTTATGCAATGAGCTTCCCCTTAGCTTTCTTTAACTCACAAGTAGTTGCGCTTCGCCTTATGGCTCGCAACCCAATGAATGCTTACTGGTACAACAGTATTCAGCAGGCGTTTGATAACTACCAGGCTTATGAAGACCAGGATGGAAACACCTACTCTTCAATCAAGGATGTCCCAGACGGCGTAGCCGTATCGGTCAAGTACCCACTTCCATACGGAGATAGGCTTCCAAACTGGGTTAAGACGGCTCTCAAGCCTTATACAGACCCACGTGGTGGTGGAGTTAAGTTTAACCCTAAGCAGATGGAGTTCATGGTCGCAGACCCATCCATCTCTTGGTTTGGAACAGCAACTGTTTCTGAGCTTATCGACAACGGATTCAGCCTTGGTCCATGGAAACTTTATGGTGAGCAAGTAGCGTTATCGCTACGCGAAACACTAGGTGACGACGTTTACGAATCTTCCGTTCTGTACGGTGGCTACCCAACAGAAGGTAAGAACTTTGCCGAGAAGGTAAAGAACACAATGGTTCCAGGTTATCTGCAGTCATTGATTGATTCTGGAAAGTTGCCTTACCCAATTCGTCAAGCATTCTCGCTTATCGGACTTGAGAAGAGTGAGCGATTTACTGATGAAGTATACGCTCAATACCGTAAAGGCTTTGCCGATTGGGTGGCAGAAGGACGTATTGGTCAACCACCTTCAATGAATGATGCTGCTAAGGCAGCGGGTAACATGGCATTTATTAGGTCTGTTGTTCAGTTTAACGCACCTATCTCAGCAACATTTGACCCAGTAACTCGCGCAGCGACTGCATATTATGCAGACCTTGTAGATATGGCTGGTGGTGACTACGACGTTGCCCAGAAAGTTATGCAAGATGAATGGGGACTAAACAGCCTAGCGCTTGTTGGGTCTAACCAAAAGAACGTTGCGGGCGTAGCTGCAACATTTAATGACATTAAGGCTCTTCGCAAGAATACTAAATTACTAGAAGAGCTAGGTAATACCAATACAAAGTACGCTGGAATGTTGTCATCTGGTTATGGCGATATTGCTGGTACTGGTAGTGGACCAAATGATTATTCAACAGAAGTGGCTTCTATCTATAAAAGAATGAAGTTTGCTGATGGATTTAATAATCCTATTACTCAGAAGAAGAATGAAGACGAGTTAAAGAAGTCTGTTCAAGCTCGCGTTGGTTGGGCTGAATACCAGAAGGCTGTTGACTGGCGCAATGCCATGATGAAGCAATATGGAATTGCATCAACTTATGAGTCAAGATACGAATACTCTGGCATTAAGCGAGTCTTTGATGACATGGTAGATGATATCGAGAATGACTATAAGGGTTGGGTAGAAGAGCGCGATGAAGAGCGCAAGGACTACTGGAACGGCACAGTCGCAGCGGTAGAAACCATCTCTAAGAATCTTGATTGGAGAACTTACGCTTACTCAACTGGTAATACCAAGTGGGAAGAGATTGCTTTCTGGGTTGGTAAAGCCCGCAATTTCAAGAACGAGTATGACCGTCCAAACAATAGTGATGAAAGGAAGTTGATGCTTAAGCAACAATTCTCACAGTTCCACTATGACTTCCTACAGACAGCTTCTGATGAATTCGATGCATTTGCCACAAGATGGTTAAACAATATGCCAGAACTAGATAATGAATTCGTGGTGACAAAGTGAAGAAACCAGTTCGTACAGATTACCCTAAAGGTAAAGTAGGCGACAAGCAGTTTACCCAAGCAAAGATTGAATATGAAGCATGGGTCAAGGAACAAGAAGCTGGCAAGAAGCTAAACATTCCGCCAATCAAACTTCCTGGCATTGACCCAGAAGCTGGCATCAATGATGTTCAGGCTAAAGGTTGGTTTAAGTACAGCGGTGCTACGGCAAAGCCTGGCACTGAAGCTCGCAAAGTTTATGACCGCTTTGTTGCTGGTCTAAAGCGAGCAGGTATCCCACAATCTAAGTGGCAGTCAGTATGGAATGACGCAGTTGATTGGGTAGGTACACCAGGTTCTGGTGCTACTGGCGACCCAACTATGTATCTTAATGTCTGGAATCCAGGCGACTATACAAAGGGTGACGGCAGTACAAAGAAGTACGGAACTACTAAGAGCAGAACTGAAACCACAACTCAGTACAGCCCATCTAATGCTGCTGATTATCTAAGCAAGACTTTTGAATCTGAGATTGGTAGAACTGCTACTAAAGAAGAGATTGATGCCTATATCAAGGGTGTTAATGCTGCAGCCAAAAAGGAACCTTCTATCTATGAAGGAACAACCACTACCGCTCCAGGTAAAGGTGGACTTCTAGGAACCTCAACAACCAAGGCAACTAACACAACTGGCTTTGACCCTGCAATTTATGCACAGAACTTTGCTAGAAGTCGTCCCGACTTCGCAGAATCTTTTGCTACCAAGAGTTTCTTGAAGATTATTCAGGGTGTTCTTAAAGACCCTAACGCTATCGGAACGGTGGTTGAATAATGGCAGATGCAAAAGTAACGGTAAAAAGTGGTCAAACACTTTCTTCTATAGCCAAGGCTAACGGTACAACAGTTGCTGCTATCAAGAAGGCTAACCCTGTACTTACAACTAATCCTAAGTACAATGGCGGTAACACAATATTTGCTGGTACTAAACTTACAATCCCAGGCAAAGCCCCAGCTACAGCAACAGCTAAAGCTGGTGCAACTACTACCACAACAGGTAATAAGCCAGCCACAACTAACCTTCCATACACTGGTGGTGCTAGTACAACTAATCTTCCATACACTGGAGGAGCAACAGTAGTACCAATGACTGGGGTTAATAACAACCCTAACTGGTTTAGCGGTAACACTGGAGCATCTGCTGGCTCATCAACAACAGTACCAATGGCAACTGACAAGTTGTCTATGGCTCAGCTACAAGCACAGTTTGGTATTACAGCTGCGGTTATTAATAATAATCCAAGCCTTCTTGCTGCACTTAACCGAATTCTTGGTAAAGACGCAAACGGTAATGATGTCGGACCAATGGTTACCGACCCAGCTTTGATGGAAGCTATTGTTAAAGGCACATCTTGGTATCGTGACCAGACAGATACACAACGTACATACGATTATTATAGAGCGACTAACCCTGGTCAATTTGCTGCAGACCTACAAAAGAACGCAAGCAATATTGTTAAGCAATATGCAAGCATGGGTCTTAACATCAGCGCTAACGAAGCAATCGAATATGCCAACAATATGATGAAGCAAGTCATCATCAAGGATGGCAAGGTGGTTAGATTCGACCAAGATTACCTAAATAAGTTAATGGCTGACTCAATTAAGTTTGTTAAGACAAACTCAATTGATGGTCGCGTTGTCTATACAGGTCTAGCTGGAAAGCTAGAAACCATGGCTAGCAAGCTATACACAATGGCTCGTGATTATGGTTTTGAACAGACAACATCTAATGCCAACTTTGGTAAGTGGTTTGAAGCCAGCATGAAAGGTCTAGTTGCTGGAACCCTAAACCCAGAAGATGTAGATAATGACTTACAGGCTAGAGCAAAATCATTTGCTCCAGGCTTGGCTAAGTTTATCGACCAAGGTCAAACGCTGCGTGAAGCAGCGGACCCATGGCTTAAAGCTATTGCCGATACATGGGAAATGGATATTAGTGAAGTTGACCTTAATGATGATTATGTACAAAGAGCTATCAATATGCAGGATGAAAAGGGCAATTTCAGCACAATGAATTTGTACGACACAAAGAAGCTTGCACGTCGTAGCGGTAAGTGGGATACAACCCAAACAGCAAAGGAAGAGAAGACTTCTATTGCTTCACGCATTCTTAAAGACTTTGGATTCTTGGGGTAAACATGGGAGCATATGACGATTTTCGCGATTCAGTAGTTTCTGTACAAAGTGCTGCTGCATCTGACGCTGCCGAAAGACAGAGGTTTGCTAACGCTGCTGCTGCAGCTACGGCTGCTAACGCTGCTGCACCAACCACTAAAGAAGTTCCAGTAAAAGTAACTGTTAAACCTGGTGACACTCTTTCTGCAATTGCTGCTGCAAATGATTTATCATTGAAACAACTTTATGACCTAAACCCTAAGTTTAAGACCGACCCTAAGTATCAGGGCGGTAATATGATTTGGTCTGGTACTAAGGTAAATGTTGGCACTACATCTCAACCAGTAACAACAACCGTTACTAAACAAGGTACACCTACTCCAACACCTACCCCAACTCCTACTCCAGAACCTACGCCTGAGCCTACACCTGAGCCAACGCCAGAACCTACGCCAGAGCCAACCCCTACTCCTACTCCAACCCCCACTCCAACCCCAACTCCTACGCCTACTCCAACACCTAATCCATTTCCAGATTTAATTCCAGGAGCAGGTGGTGCAGGACCAGACGCTGCTGCAAACGCAGCGGTTCTTGACCAGATTGCTGCATTAACAGCACAAATGGCTGCAATGCAGGCTGCTGCTGCAGCCGAAGCTGCAAAACCAAAGGTCACTGGAACACGTACAGTTCGTAAAACTGGTGGCGTTGTAGAAGTATATGAACAAATGTCTGACGGCAGTCTTGGCAAATTAATTGAATCATATAAAGATTTTGGCGCTCGTGATTCTGTCATGAAGATGTTTGAGAATACAGGACTTGGCGATACATTTATTAAGTCGCTAATGGATACCATAGATAAAGTTTATGAAGAAAACATTATGCCTACAGATTCTCAAGTTCTCAATAGTATTTATTCTAGCGAAGCATATAAGACTAGATTTGCTGCCAATGAAGCTATCCGAAAGCGAATAGCAGATGGTAAAGGTCGCCCTGGTGACAGACTTCTTAGCCCAGCCGAATACATTGCAGCTGAAGATGGTTACAGAGAAATCATGCAAGAAGCTGGATTACCTACAATGTTTTATGACCAACCAGAAGATTTGGGTAACTTAATTGCTAACTCAATTAGCGTTGGAGAATTTACAGCACGTGTAAATATTGCACAGAATGCTCTTCAAAAGGCAGACCAAGCGATTGTTCAATCGCTCAAGGATTACTATGGATTGAGCAGTGGCGACCTGGTTGCTTATCTTCTAGATAACGAGAAGGCTTTTGACGCTATCAACTCTCGTTACCAATACTCAACAGAACAAGCCAAGTTGATGTATACCTCTGCCGAAGTTGGCGGAGCAGCACAACGTGCAGGATTCGATACTGGTATCTCTAGAGGATTCGCTGAAGAGATTACGAAGGCAGGTAAGGCAGATGTTGCCGAACGTGCATTCCAAGGTGCAGCTCGTGACCAAGCAGACTACCGTCGCTTGATGTCACTCTATGGCGAAACCGCTGGTACTGAAGACTTAGCACGTGAATCACTAGCTCTTGCTGGTGGTGCTGAGGTTGGTATCAAGACCAAGAAGCTTGCATCTAAAGAACGCGCCAAGTTCCAACAGCGAGGCGCTATTGATAAAACATCGTTGGGTTCTCGTTTAAGAACACCTGACGTTTAATAGATTCCGTCCCAGACCGTCCAGCCCTGGTGATGTGTATAAGTCTGGAAGTCATCACGTCTACGAATCACTACCCCTGGTGAGGAGTACGTGTGATGCAAAACCCGATGAGGGTTCAACTACTAATAAGGGAGAAAACAATGGCAGAAGAATACCTAGAGTACGACTTCGAAGATGAAGACAATGGCAGTGGAACTGACCTAGTAAAGAAACTACGCAAGCAAATCGATGCGCTCCAAAAGCAAGTCAAGGAACGCGATGAAATTCTTGCAGAGTATACAACGCTAAGTCACGAAGCATCTGTTGGGGAAATCTTAGAAAGTTTCGGACTTAATCCACGAATAGCTCAATTCATCCCAGATGATGTCGAGCCAGACGAGGATGCTGTCGCACAATGGTTAAATGAATACGGCGATGCATTTGGTATCGAAGCCGTTGAAGAGGGGAATCAATCCCCTGACGCTCAAGCATTTGAGCAAATGTCAGAATTTGATGACGGTACAATTGACCCATTTGTTGGTCAAGACTTAGCTTCTCGTATTGCGAACGCAGGTTCGCCAGAGGAACTAAGTAACCTACTCAAAGGCTGATACGTCCACAATCAAACCTAATTAGAAGGAAATCATGCCTACTACACCAGCAACGTCAACTACGACATCAACGATGTCGAACTTGATTCAGACGGCGTATGACAAGTACATTGAGTTTAACCTTCGTTCAGAACCAATGTTCCGCAAGTTTGCGGACAAGCGTCCTGTCGATGTAACAAACCCAGGTAACACTGTCGTATTCCAGGTCTACAAGGACCTATCTCGTGCAACTACTGCACTAACACAGACACAAGACCCAGACGCAGTAACACTCAACAACACCGATAAGGTTAACGTTGTAGTCGATGAGTACGGTAACGCCGTAATCACAACTGAGCGTCTTGCTCTTGAGTCAATCTCAGCAATCGACCCAGCTGTTGCAGACATGTTGTCATTCAACATGCGTGACTCACTTGACTCCCTAGTTTGGAGCAAGCTCACCTCTCTTGCAACAATGCGTTACACAGGAACAACATCAGCTGATGAAACAACCATCAACGGTGAGAACGTATCCTCAAGCACCACAGCTCCATACATCTCTGCAGCTCTTGCTCGCAAGGGTGTTGCAAAGCTTCGCGGTGCATCTGTACAACCACGTGACGGTGGCTTCTATACAGCGCTTATCCACCCAGATGTTTCTTTTGACCTTCGTTCAGAAGCAGCAACTGCTGGAAACGTTTCATGGCAGCTTCCACACACCTACACTGAGGCTGGCGTAGCTAACCTCTGGAACGGTGAAATCGGTATCTACGACCAGGTTCGTTATATCGAAACCCCACGTGCTGAATCTATTTCAGGTTCTGGTACATCAAAGGTTTACGCAACTGTTCTCCTTGGTAAGCAGGCTCTTGTTGAGGCTGTTTCTTATGAGCCAAAGACCGTTATCGGTCCAGTAACAGATAAGTTGATGCGCTTCCGCCCAGCGGGTTGGAAGGGTCTTCTTGGATGGAACGTCTACCGCAAGGAAGCACGTTACGTCATCCAGACTAAGTCAAGCATCGCTTCCTAGTTTACATAGTGAGAGGGGTGGGCAACCACCCCTCTCCACATAAGGAGATAAATGGCTAAGAAAAAGAAGGCTGAAGAATTACCAATTGATTTCTTTACGCCACTCCAGCAATACGCAGTACAGGCACACGAGTTATACAACTCGTTTGCACAGGCAGGATTTACCGAAGGTGAAGCGTGGGAACTAATGGTTCGCCATTTACCTGATTGGGAATTAGATGAACCAGAGTTCACAGAAAAGGGAGAAGAGTAATGCCAGCAAAAAAGTGCAAGAAGTGTGGCAAAGCAAAGTGCAAGTGCTAATATGAAAAAGTCTAAAGTAGAAAAAGTTATGAAAGAGTTCAAATCTGGGACTCTTCATTCAGGTTCTAAAAAGGGACCAAAGGTAACCTCAAGAAAACAAGCTATTGCTATTGCAATGAGCGAGGCTAAGATGGCTAAAAAGCCTGGGGTTAAGAAACCTAAAGTAAAGAAGAAGTAATGTCATCGGGTAAGTATAAGTCGCACCACGGCTTCAACCCAATACAGATTAAAGACGGAATGATTGTTCGCCTTCGTAAAGATGGGCGTATCCAATCGGTACTAGGAAAAGTCGGGGAGTATAAAAAGAATGGACCCAAGGCTAAAGAGAGCGGGAGTGGCAGGCTTCAATAAGCCTAAGCGCACACCGAACCATCCAACAAAGTCACACGTGGTAGTAGCCAAGTCTGGCTCCCAAGTAAAGACAATCCGTTTTGGTCAACAGGGTGTCAGTGGTTCACCAAAGAAGGCAGGCGAAGGCAGAGCCTATCGCCAACGTCGTCAATCCTTTAAGGCTCGTCACGCTAAAAACATATCTAAAGGTGTTATGTCTGCAGCGTACTGGGCAGATAAGGTGAAATGGTAATGGCAAAGATTTTTCGTGGACCAACCATGAGAATCAAACTAGGTATGCAAAATGACCTTTGGTTTGTTTCTTATCCATGGGGTAAGACAGTTGTAAAAAACACCGCTGGTGTTTGGTCAACAATTGTATCGCCACAAGATTCTTCACTGGCTGACTATGCCCGCGTATTACGCGGTGGATATGACAACCCAATTACAGATGCAGAGGCAGCGGAGTTAACCGCTGCAGGTTACGGAGAATACATTGTCGAAGTGTAGAACTGGCTGCAAGACCCAAGACCATGAGTCATGGGGCGAATGCCTTAAAGCATCAAACATTGCTATTAGCAATGAACCAGTTGCAGCAGCAATTAAAAATACTGACCGAGAGTTGAGCGCATATCGTGATGCTCGCAAACTTGGCATTCAACCAGCTTCGACAAAGATGAAAGATATACAGAAAGCAGTCAGAGTATCTGACACTATCGGAAGGGCAGCAAAGGCATAATGGCAACGCTTAATCAGCTGACCGAACAAACACTCGGTGAAGTTAATTCCTATGTAAAGAATCAGGAATCTGTCACAGTCATTACCAGTGCTGCAACGGCTGGAGATTCAACCATGTTGGTTGATGATGCAACCGCCCTTAGCAAAGGTATTGTTGAGATAGATGACGAGCTTATTTATCTTAAGAAAGTTATTCCAACCAGCGGTGCTATCCAAGTTCTTGGAACCACTGGCAATACAATAGGACGTGGCTGGCGTGGCACAACAGCAACAAGCCATGTAACTGGTTCGGTAGTACGAAACAATCCAATATTCCCAAGGAATCAAGTCAAGCGGGCTATCCTTGAAACAATCAAGGGAATGAACTTCCCTTGTATTACATATACAACATTTAATTTTAATGGCTCTGATTATTCATATATCATGCCAGATGCACTAGAAGACATTACTGGAATCTCATGGGATGTCCCAGACTCTACTGGCGTATGGCAGATTATTAAGAACTATCGAGTAGATAAAAACTATTACGACGCTGATACAGCGTCTATCAAGCAGGCTTTGATTCTTAAGGAATCACCTATGCCTGGTCGCACAGTCAATGTGCAATACACAAAGTTTCCAACAACTATTACAGATAACCAGGAATTAACTGTGTCTGGTTTGCCAGCATCTTGCGAAGACGTGGTTCGCCTTGGTGCTATGTATCGTTTGTTATCAACAGTAGACCCTGGAAAGGTTACAGCTGTATCTGTATCTGCAGATGCTCTTGACCAACCAGTACAAGCTGGGGCATCTACCAATGCTGCCAAGTATATCTTCCAGCTTTACACAGTCAGACTATCCGAAGAAATTGCAAAGCAGCAAGCAAACTTCCTAAACACAATCCAGTATACGAGGTAATACATGCCAACAATTGCACGTTACTATAGCTCAACCGCTGCTAAGACGACACTGTCCCAAGCGATTGATGCAAGCACATCAAGCACAAGCTTGTCATTGGCTGCTGCGTCGGGTCTTCCATCACAGTATCCATTCACACTCATCCTTGAGAAAGACACAGCCAACGAAGAAATCGTTACGGTAACTGGTCTTGTTGGTACTGCCTATACGGTAACTCGTGGTGTAGACGGTACTAGCTCTAAGGCACACTCTGTCGGTGCAACTGTTGAACATGGTGTATCCGCTCTTGACTTTACAGACTTCCGTTCACATGAAGCAGCAACTAATGCACACGGAATAACTGGAGATATTGTTGGCACAGGTGGAGCACAAACCCTGGTTTCTAAAACCCTTACATCCCCAACAGTTAACACGCCAACAATTGCTGGTGCAACAATCAGCGGTACATTTACATCTACCGCAACAATTACTGGTGGTACATATTCCAGCGCAACTTTAGGTTCTGACCTATCTGCTGGCGGATTTAAGATTACAAACCTTGCTACACCAACAGCATCTTCTGATGCTGTACGCAAAGACTTTGCTGATGCTCAAGTTGCTGCTGCTGCGACATCCGCAGCATCTGCAGCGACCAGTGCTACTGCAGCAGCAACATCTGCTGCATCCGCTGCAACGTCAGCCACATCTGCTGCTAACTCAGTAGCTGCTATTCAAACATCTGCTACATCGGCTGCAAACTCAGCCACTGCTGCAGCAACTTCGGCAACCAGCGCTGCTGCCTCAGCAACAGCTGCTGCCACTTCAGCATCCTCTGCTCTTACATCTCAAACAGCAGCAGCTACATCTGCTACCTCTGCAGCAGCATCCGCAACCGCAGCAGCAACCAGTGCATCATCTGCTTTAACTAGCCAAACCTCCGCTGCTACCTCTGCAACGTCTGCCGCCGCAAGCGCTACCGCTGCCGCTACTTCTGCAACTTCTGCAGCCAATAGTGCAACTACCGCTGCTGCTTCTGTGGCTGCTATTCAAACATCCGCAACTAGCGCAGCTGACTCGGCTACTGCTGCTGCTACCAGCGCAAGCTCTGCTGCAACATCAGCATCAAGTGCTTTAACATCACAGACTGCTGCTGCGACCAGTGCTACAAGCGCTGCCAATAGTGCAACAGCAGCTGCAACTAGTGCTACTTCAGCTGCAGCATCGGCTACAGCTGCTGCATCTAGTTCAACAGATGCAACTGCATCTGCAACCTTAGCCAACGATTGGGCAACTAAAACCACTGGAGCAGTTGCGGGTGGAGAATTCTCAGCCAAGTATCATGCACAGGCTGCAGCAACAAGTGCTACATCAGCATCAACTTCTGCATCTTCAGCTGCTACTTCAGCAAGCTCTGCAGCAACCTCTGCTTCTAGCGCAGCAACGGTATATGACCAATTTGATGACAGGTATCTTGGGTCTAAGACAACACCTCCAACATTGGACAATGACGGAAATACTCTCCTTGTTGGTGCGTTGTACTTCAACTCAAGCACTGGCGAAATGTCAGTATGGACTGGTTCTGCCTGGGCAGCAATCAACTCGGCTAGCGCATATTCAGCACCAACGCTTGGTTCAACACTCATTGCCTCTGGAACAACTATAACAACTATCAATGGCATGGTTGACATTGTTCTTAATGGACCAGGAAGTATTAAAGACGAACTAACCCTGCTTCTTATGGAAGCAATCTAAGAAAGGTAGTAACTAATGGCTACATTAACTCAGGCTCTTGCTAGAACAGCAGCAGCTACATCAAGTGCAACGCTATACACAGTGCCAAACACATCAACAATAACTGTTGTTTCGAACATTGTATTAGCTAATACAGCAACCTCCGCATCAACGGCAACTATTGCCATTGATGGAATTGCAATTGTTCCTGCAGTATCTATTCCAGCTAACTCTGTAGTTGGCTTTGATATGAAGCAGGTTATACCTGCTAATGCAACCCCGAAGACAATTACTGGTTTTGCATCTACAACTGCTGTGACAATCCACATCAGTGGAGTGGAGATTTCATAATGGCATTTAATCAATTTCCTCAAAAGGGTGGCATCCCAAGCGGTAGCACCGCTGGTCGCCCATCAGGTGCTGTAGAGGGCGACACATATTACAATGGTGAATTAGGACTTCTTGAGATTTACTCAGATGGTCAATGGATTCCATGTTCTGCGCCTGCTGGTATTCCTACAGTAAGCGCTGCAGATGTTGGAACATCTCGCGCATATACAAGCGGTGCTATTGTTTACACGTTTACGCCTGGAACAAATGGCGGTTCACCTTACGGATACTCAGCATTAGCAAGTTTAAGTGGAGCAAATTATTCTTCTACTGGAACAAGCACATCAATCACTCTTTCAGTTGGTGGACCAGGTGTTTATTCATATAATGGAACCGCTTACAATGGTTTCGGCACAAGCCCAGCTTCTCCTAGTGCAAATATTACTGTAACCACAGTTCCGCAAGCACCTACTATTGGTACTGCTACGGCTTCTGGGTCATTAAATGAATTAACGGTAACTTGGACTAATGCAGCAAGTGGTGGTAAAAATCTTTCTGCTATTACTATTACCCCTTATCTAAACGGAACAACTGCTGCTACTGCTAGAACTGCAGCAACTACAAGTTCTACTTCATACACATTTACAGAGGGACAACTAACAGGTGCTAGCGCTTATACTTTTAAGATTAAAGCAACCAACGCTAATGGCGATAGTTTAGAAAGTTCTGCATCAAATTCTGCAACAATGCCAAATTTTACAACTGTTAATTATCTTGTAGTTGCAGGAGGCGGTGGCGGAGGTGGTGAAACCGTTGGTGGTGGCGGTGGTGGTGGAGGTCTACGTTCTGGAACTGTATATGTAAATCCAGGTTTTGTGTTTACTGCTAGCGTAGGTCCTGGTGGTTCTGGTACAAATGATGCAACGCCTGCAACAAAAGGTACTAACTCATCATTAACTGGTAATGGAATAAGTATCTCAGGCACAGGTGGTGGTCGTGGCGGAAATTATGCTGGCGGGCAATCTGGTTCTGTAACTGCAGGTGGTTCTGGCGGTTCTGGCGGTGGTGCTGGAGATACTGGAAAAAGTGGTGGAAGTGGTAACGAAGGCGGTTACTCTCCAGTAGAAGGTTACAACGGCGGAAACTCTGGACCTCAATGGTCTGGTGGTGGTGGTGGTGGTGCTGGAGCAGTAGGCGTTTCGGCAACAACTGCAGGTGCTGGTGGAAACGGTGGAGCAGGTGCTTCAAGTTCTATTACTGGAACAGCAACTTTCTATGCTGGCGGTGGTGGTGGTTGTGGTGATAGCTCTGGTGGCACAGGTGGTTCTGGCGGTGGCGGTTCTGGTGGGTTTGGTACTACTAACCCTTCACAAGGTAATGGCTCAGCAAACTCAGGTGGCGGTGGTGGTGGAACCCGTGACAACAACAATGGTAATGGATATGCGGGTGGTTCTGGAGTAGTAATTTTAAGTTTGCCTTCTGCAGCAAGTTCTACTACAGGTTCGCCAACTGCTACACAAAGTGGTGGTAGATATATTTATCAATTTAATGGCAATGGCACTTTAACGGTATAAGGAGAAAACAATGGCACATTTTGCAGAGTTAGATAATAGCAATACTGTTATAGGTGTTCACCTTGTAGCAAATGAAGAGTTGCTAGTTAATGGTGTTGAATCAGAACAAAAAGGAATTGATTTCTTAAAAGATTTTTTTAAGGATGCAAATAAAAAGTTTGTACAAACATCATATAATGGAACAATAAGAAAACGATATGCTGGAATTGGGTTTAAGTATGACCCTGTTCGTGATGCATTTATTTCCCCTAAGCCGTATGAATCCTGGACATTTGATGAAGAAACCTGTAAGTGGATTTCACCCAAGGCAAAGCCCGCATTTCTTGAGGGAACAGTATATCTATGGGATGAAATTACAAAAGACTGGTTTGGCGTAACTCGCATTCCACAAGCATAAAATAGCAATTACACTTATTTCCAAAGGAGAAACAAATGAATGCACAATTTCAATCAATGGCACTATCTTGGTTTCGTGCAGCAGCATCAGCTGCTGTAGCGCTATACCTTGCAGGACAGACAGACCTTAAGGTCTTAGCAACAGCAGCCCTTACAGGCTTCCTTGGTCCAGTCCTTAAGTGGCTTGATTCTTCTTCAACAGACTTCGGTCGCGGAGCAGAGTAATGACTACCAACGAATGGGCTGGTATCGCCGTAGCGGTTACCACAATAGTCGCCAGCTTTGCTGGCTCTGTTCGTTGGTTAGTCAAGCACTACCTTGCTGAACTAAAGCCGAATTCTGGCTCAAGCCTGCGTGATGCAGTTGCAAGATTAGAACAAAGAGTAGACGACCTTTTCAAATTATTAGCAGATAAGTGATATGAATGAAACCAGTTGTAGCCAAGAAAGCCACGCCTGCTGCAATTGCTGTGCTGCGCCAAGCGACGGCATTAGCACCCAAGCGGAAGAAAGCAAGCGATGGGCTCCTGCCCAGTGCTGCTCATCTCAAAGCGAGTCCAACTTCGGACCACAATACTGGGCTAGCAGTCGACCTTACCCATGACCCAGTCAATGGGATTGATTGTGCTGTCATTTTTGAAAAGCTAAAAGAGGATGAGCGAGTTAGTTACTTGATTTTCAATAGCAAGATTTGGTCAAAGAAATTTGCCAAGCAAGGCAATAGAAAATATACAGGTAGCAACTCACACTCCAAACATCTGCATATTTCTATAGTTCCAGAAAAGGCTAATGACACAAGTCCTTGGTTCTGGTGGCTAAATCAACCTAAGTTGATTAATCAGGTTAAGGCTGTAGTCAAGCCATTACCAGATAAGAAACCTTATCCAAAGGAAGATACATCTAAGTGCTGTCAGCACTGCCCTAAGAAGTAGAGGATAGAACGTGGCAACAAATAACAAGGACCTTGTCGGCGACCTACCGATTATCCTCAGCCAAGCAATCCCAACTGCGCTTGTTAAATACAAGCGTGAGGATTTTGCTGCGAGCTATGCTATTGGTAATACGCCATGGCTATCTGGTGCATCTGACCAGAACCGCATTAGTCGTATCACTACGACATATCAAAAAGAACGTATCGACCAAGGTACATCTGCTGGTGAAAACTCTTTGTCTAACTGGTGGCTTAGGTCTGCAACCTCTTGGCATCATGGTGCAGGTGAACGTTACTACGATGCTGATGCATCTGACCAATACAGATTCTATGAATCTTACAATATTGATGTATGGACAACTGGTGAACTAAAGCTTCTTCCTAGAACTACACAGGTTTCTACTACTGCCATTACAGCAAAGCCAGCAACCGTAACTAATGGAACATTTTATATTCAAGGTAGTAACGTTTACTACTATAACGGCACAACTAACGCGGTTACTTCAACCGCTTTATCGACCACAGCCACAGCACAAGTATTAGCATCCGATGGTAACAGCGCCATTGTTGGTGCTAGTGATGGTGTTTACACTGTAAGCACATCAATGACTGTATCTCGTATATGGGCTAAGCCAAATGGCGTAACAAACTTTACAGTTCAGGCTATTGGTTTCGTTAAAGACCGCATTGTTATAGGAGTAAAAGAGGATACAACACAGTCTGTTGTGTATGAACTTTCCAGGTTCCCATCTTCTACGCCAACAACTATCGGTAATACTGAAGAACGGTATACCTTCAAGGATACATCTATAGTATGGAACTCTGTTGGCGAACTTAATAGCGCAATCATTGTTGGCTACACACTTGGTGCTATCTCACGTGTCTTATCTTTCTCAATAGATGAAACATCACCGCTTGCTGCAATCAAAGACCCAATAGTTATTGCAGAACTTCCACGTGGCGAAACGCTACATCAGATTCGTGCTTACTTAAATGAGTTTGTAGTTATGGCTACAACACAAGGTGTTCGAGTCGGAACACAAAGCACTGATGGGTTGAGCTTTACTTATGGACCACTCAATGTTACTGGTGATGTTAAGGATGTTGCATTCCATAACAGATATGTTTTTGCTGTACGCAACTATGCGATTAATAACACTAAAGGTTTATGGCGTATTGACCTTGGCACACCTATAGATAACGGTTATGCATACGCTGCTGACTTAAGCACAAATGGCTCTGACCTAGAGGGTATTGCTTTTATTGGAATTACTGCCCGCAAGTTTATGGTTGGTGCATCAGGCGTATGGGTTGAGCATGCTACCGAGCTTGCTACATCTGGAACAATTAGTTCTGGTTGGGTTCGTTGGGGTACTGCAGAAAACAAACAACCAGTATCTTTAGCTGTAAGAACAGATGGAACTGGTGGAACAATTGGATTCTCTGTTGCCGACCAGGATGGAAACACATCGGCTATTGAATCTATACCACTTGGTGGTTCTACTGACTTCCAATTATCAGCATCACTACAACCAGCAGACCACTTTGAAATTACATTAACATTAACAAGAAGCACCAGCAATGCAACTGTTGGTCCTTTAGTTGAAGAATGGCAGTGCCGTGCTCTACCAGCACCACTACGTTCTCGTACTATTACCGTCCCATTACTATGCTTTGAAGAGGAGCGCGATTCCAATGGAGTTACACGAGTATCAAACCCATGGGAACGCATTAACTATTTGGAACGCGTTGAACAAAATGGAGGAGCAGTACTATTCCAAGACTTTTCTTCAGGAGAAGAAAGAGTCTGTACTATCCGTGCTATTCAATTCGAGCAAACTGCACCTCCCTCTTTTGCATCGGGATTCGGTGGAATAGTTACAGTGCAGTTGCAGACAATTGATACTGAAGTACCTATTCAGTAATGGAAGAAAACAAACTAATATCCCTGGTTAGTCCAGGTGAGCGCCACCCCTTGGTCACGCAAGTTAGGGTAGCGCTGAATGTTGCTGGAGATGATGTGCTAGATGCTCCCCTAGCTGAAGTGCTTAAGGGTTTGCAGCATACGCTTTCCATCCCAGCAGTCGGGTGCATCAACTTAGCCACGCTGGATGCGCTCGCAGTTGCTCCGCCAGAATGGTAGGGAGCCAAAGAGATAGGGGGAACCATAACGGTTCCCCCTTCTTTTTGTTTTTAATCAGCAGATTTATCACCGTCAACTATTCGATGAGCCCAATCAAGACCAGCGTTCCATCCCTCCCAGTATCGCTTGTCTGGTAGACAAGCTCTGGAGTTGGGGTCCATCTTTGCGTAATCAATCTTCTTGTGGAATCTGTCAAGGATGTGTCCGTGCAATGCACTGAACCTTGGATAGAACTCATCCCATTCTTTGTTTACTTTATCTATATCTTTCACGGCTCGCCTTGAGCGAGCCTTTCCCGCCCTCCACCCCTCAACCTTATCACGGACTCGGTTAAAAAACAAACGGCGTGTCTTACCCGATTTGTCCGTGTTAGAGATTACACTGGTCATATGAATCAACTACCCCCACATCGTTCGTACAGTCAGCTTTCTACTTGGCAATCCTGCCCGCAGAAATACTACCTCAGTAAAGTCGCAATGGTCCCAGAGAAACCAGCTGTTTATTTGGCTGCAGGTTCGGCTGTCCACTCGATGCTGGAATGGTTGAATCATGAGTTCTATAGAGCCCAACAAGAATCTAATTGACCAGCGGGGAATACCCAGCAATGAGTGTATTAACTGCGGTTCTAATATCCAAATTATACGTGCCATCTTCCAAGACTATGAGCTCGTTATGTGGTTTACTGATTCTTTCTGTGCCACCTGTGGTTCCCCAATGACAACACCCACACCTGTGGATAACCCTGATTATACTCCGAAGGATGATGATGAATTTAGCTGAGAAGTGGCTTGACGTATTTAATGAATCTGTTAGAGTTACCGAAGAACAAACAGGTATTCCTAGTTCTGATTGGAAGACTGCTGGTCGTAAGACCGTAGCTCGCCCAGATGGGGAAGACCTAGCGTTCTGGCAGAGTGATGGACTCAAGCAGGTTGAGGCTTATCAGAAGTGGTATGCTCAATCTGGTT